CAGACTAGCTCGGGATTATATTCTTTGTTCATACCTATGGAATGGAACTACGAAGGATATATTGATACTTATGGATACCCTGTCTTTAATACTCCAACAGAACCCGTCATTGGCAGAGATGGGGAACTCATCGATACAGGTGTTATAGACTTCTGGCAAAATGAGGTAGATGGGTTGAAGCATGACAGCGATGGCTTAAATGAATATTACAGACAATTTCCAAGAACAGAAGAGCACGCTTTTCGCGACGAAGCCAAAAATAGTATATATAACTTAACAAAAATATACGAGCAAATAGATTATAATGAGGATCTTGAAAGACAAGGAGTTATAACTAGAGGATCGTTTTCTTGGGAAAATGGAATTAAAGATACAAAAGTAATTTTTAGTCCTAATCCTAGCGGAAGGTTTTTAGTTTCGTGGGTACCTCCTAAAAACTTGCAAAACAATGTAATAGTAAAGAATGGCACTAAATATCCTGGAAACGAGCACATGGGAAGCTTTGGATGTGATAGTTATGATATATCCGGAACAACCGACGGTATTGGTTCAAAAGGATCTTTACACGGATTAACTAAGTTCAGTATGGAAGATGCCCCACCTAATACATTCTTTTTAGAATATATTGCTCGACCTCAAACTGCTGAGATATTTTTCGAGGATATGCTAATGGCTATTATATTTTATGGTATGCCAATATTAGCAGAAAATAATAAGCCTAGATTATTATACCATATAAAAAGAAGGGGCTATAGAGGGTTTTCAATGAATAGACCAGATAAACTTTGGAATAAGTTATCTGTTACAGAAAAAGAAATTGGTGGTATACCCAATACATCAGAAGATATTAAGCAAGCCCATGCAGCTGCAATAGAAACTTACATAGAAAAGTATGTAGGGTTTAATGAAGATGGCTGCGGAAATATTTATTTTAATAGAACATTAAATGATTGGGCTAAGTTTGATATAAACAATAGAACAAAATTTGATGCAACAATTAGCTCGGGATTAGCAATAATGGCTTGTAATAGACATTTATATTATCCTAAGCCGTCATACGAAAGACAAACATCAACTTTGAAAATACAAAGATTTAATAATAAAGGATTGCATTCGCAAATAATTAAGTAGCATGGCTGAAACAATACTAAAAAGTTCATTTCCAAGTCAAATAGCAAGCGATGTCGAAAAGGCTAGTTTAGAATATGGGTTGAAAGTGGCCCGTGCTATTGAGCATGAATGGTTCAAAAGAGATTCTGGATCAACTAGATTTTATTCTAATAGGGATGAATATCATAGGCTTAGGCTGTATGCCAGAGGGGAGCAATCTGTAAAAAAATATAAAGATGAGTTATCTATTAATGGTGATTTATCTTATCTAAATTTAGATTGGAAACCCGTACCGGTAATTCCTAAATTTGTAGACATTGTTGTTAATGGTATGTCTGACCGGCTTTATGATATTAAAGCTTTTTCACAAGACCCATCATCAGTAAATAAAAGAACTAGATATGTAGAATCTATCCTTACTGATATGCAGACAAAAGCTATATCAGACAAAATACAACAACAATTAGGTATTAATGTATATTCTAATGACCCTGAATCACTTCCTGAAACAGACGAAGAATTATCATTGCACATGCAGCTTGAATATAAGCAAGCAATTGAAATAGCTGAGGAGCAAGCTATTAATGCTGTAATGAATGCTAATAATTACGAGTTAATTAGTAAAAGAATTAATTACGATTTAACTGTTATTGGTATTGGTGCAGTAAAAAATGAATTTAATAAATCAGAGGGGATTAAACTTAAATATGTAGACCCCGCAGATTTAGTATACTCTTATACTCACTCCCCATATTTCGATGACATATATTATGTAGGAGAAGTTAGAAGCGTTACTATTAATGAGTTAAAATTACAATTTCCAGAATTATCAGAGGAGGATTTAAAACAAATAACTAAACAAGGTGTTCAAACGCCTGCTTCACATAATAGATTTATAAATGAAGACAGTGTTTTGGATGCTAATACTATTCAGGTATTATATTTTAATTATAAAACTTATAATAACGAAGTATTTAAAATAAAGAAAACTGCATCTGGTGCAGATAAAGCTATTCCTAAGAACGATCAATTTAATCCACCTAAAGACGATAGAGCTAGATTTGATAAGGCGTCAAGATCTATTGAGGTTGTATATGATGGAGCGCTTATTTTAGGCACTCAAAAAATGCTTAAATGGGAACTTGCTAAAAATATGATTCGTCCTAAAAGTGATACAACAAAAGTAATGTTAAATTACCATGTTGTTGCTCCGAGAATATACAAAGGTAGGATTGAGTCATTAGTAAGCCGTATTACAGGCTTTGCAGATATGATCCAACTAACGCATTTAAAATTACAACAAGTATTGTCTAGAATGATACCTGATGGAGTTTATTTGGACGCGGATGGGTTAGCTGAAATTGATTTAGGTAATGGAACTAATTATAACCCGCAAGAAGCGTTAAATATGTTTTTTCAAACAGGTTCTGTAATTGGTAGATCATTAACTCAGGATGGTGATATGAATCCTGGTAAAGTGCCAATTCAAGAGTTAACTTCTAATGGCGGCAATAATAAAATAGGCTCATTAATAAATACATACAATTATTATTTACAAATGATTCGTGATGTTACTGGTCTTAATGAAGCTAGAGACGGATCAATGCCTGACAAAAATGCTTTAGTTGGTGTACAAAAATTAGCAGCAGCAAATTCAAATACAGCCACTAGACATATATTGCAATCTAGTCTATATCTTACTGCTAAATCAGCGGAAGCTATTAGCCTAAGAGTTTCTGATATATTAGAGTTTTCACCTACAAGAGAAGCCTTCATATCTACAATAGGAAGATTTAATGTTGGTACTTTAGAGGATATTAAGAATATGCACCTACACGATTTTGGTATTTATATTGAGCTTTCTCCTGATGAAGAAGAAAAACAAATGCTTGAAAACAATATCCAACAGGCACTAGCTAAAGATCAAATTTATCTTGAGGATGCAATTGATGTTAGAGAAATTAAAAATATCAAATTAGCTAATCAATTATTAAAAATTAGAAGACGTAAAAAACTAGACCAGGATCAAAAATCTCAACAAGCTAATATCCAAGCACAAGCAGACGCTAATTCACAAAATACTCAAGTAGCTGCTCAAATGGAAATTCAAAAAAATCAAGCTTTAACGCAGCAAAAAGTAGAATTAATTCAAATAGAATCTGAATTAGCATTACAAAAAATGACGCAAGAGAAAGAATTGAAAAAAGAATTAATGAAGTTTGAATTTGATCTTAACATGTCCTTGAAAGATATGGAACGCTCCATGATTACTGACAAAGAAAAATATAAAGAAGATCGTAAAGACGAAAGAACAAAAATACAAGCTACGCAACAATCAAAATTGATTGAGCAAAGGAAAGACCGTAAAGGAGAGCAAGAATTTGAATCTGCTGGAAATGATACAATGGGCAGCGGATTTAACCTAGAAATGTTTGAACCCCGATAATTAACAATTATCATTTTTATTAATTTTATAATATTTTATCATGGCTGAAGAAGCGCAAGTAGCAGAAGAGACTACACTAGAACAAACAACTGAAGCAACTAGTCAAACAGTTGAAACCGAAGTAAATCAAGAAAATAATAATTTATCAATTGCTGATGATGGTACTATTAAAGTAGATTTAAGGCAACCACTTAAAACAGAAGAAAATGCCGTTCAAGAGCAAGAAACAACAAGCGTGGATGTGGGCGAACGAGCCGCAGATAGCGAGAAAGTGGACGAAGAAGTACGGGCCGCTGAAGATGATGCCCAAACACTCGAGCTCATTCAAGATGAAAGCACAGAAGTAAAAGAAACTACTTTAGCTGAAAAGATAAAAGATATTCCTAATAGGCTTAAAGAAGAGTCAGAAAGTGTAAATAATAATCAAGATGTTAGGGAGCTTCCGGAGAACATAGATAAGCTGATTAGCTTTATGGAAGAAACGGGTGGCTCTGTTGAGGATTATGTAAATATAAATAAAGATTATAGTGCAATGGAAGATATGGAAATTCTTCGTGAGCACTATAGAAAAAGTAAACCGCACTTGGATGAAAGTGAAATTAATTTTTTAATTGAAGACTCTTTTTCTTTTGACGAAGATATTGATGAAGAAAGAGATATTAAACGTAAAAAATTATTATTAAAAGAAAGTATTGCTGAAGCAAAATCAAATCTAACTAGTTTAAAGAGTAAATATTACGATGATCTTAAGTTAAGCTCAAAGTTAACTCCAGAACAAAAAGAAGCGGTTGAGTTTTACAATAGTTATAAAGAAGAACAATCTGAAGCACAAAAAACAGCAAAAAAACAAAGATCTGTATTTGAAGAGAAAACAAATGAATTGTTTACCGAAAATTTCAAAGGTTTTGAATATAAAGTAGGGGATCAAAAATATAGGTTTAATGTAAAAGATGTAAATGATGTTAAGAAGACACAAGCAGATATTAATTCATTAGTTAGCAAATTTGTTGACAGTAATAATGAAATAACAGATGCACAAGGTTATCATAAAGCATTATTTACAGCTATGAATGCTGATTCTATTGCGAATCATTTCTACGAACAAGGTCGTGCAGATGCTGTAAAATCTCAAATGGCAAAATCTAAGAACATTGATATGAATCCTAGAGGCACCCACGAGGAGGTTACTACAAATTCTGGCTTTAAAATCAGAGCTGTAAGCGGTGAAGATAGTTCAAAACTTAGAATAAAAATTAAACAATAACAAAAACAAACTAAAATGGGATTATTTTCAACAGGTGGGTCGTTTCCTGCTGGGTTAACACCTTCACCTACCAAAACACTATTTGCCGGTAACTATCTTACATTTGATAGCGGATCAGGCGGCGGAACATTCGCACAACAATTTTTACCCGATGTATACGAAAAGGAAGTTGAAAGATACGGAAATCGCTCCGTAGCTTCTTTCTTGCGCATGGTTGGAGCTGAAATTCCTTCTGCTTCAGATCAAATTATTTGGTCAGAACAAGGAAGACTACACATTTCCTATGATGATGCTACTGCTGTTGCAGCAACAAGCGTTGTTACTAAGGCTGGACACGCTGTACGTTTAGGACAAACTGTAGCAATCGCTGCTGGTCTTGTTACTGTTAAAGCGGTTGTAACTGTTATTACTGCTGATACATTTACTGTA